ACGTCAACGTTGGGTGTTCCGTGATGAATCAGCCCGAAGCGGACAACTTGCGGGCGCTGTTGGAACGCGTGAGGGCTGGCCGATGACATACGCGGAGTTTCTCGGCGCGAAGCGGATCACAATTCAGCCGGCAGGTTTTGAGCCGAATCGGCAACTGACGCCGAAACTGTTCGATTTCCAGCGGGACATTGTGCGATGGGGTTTGCGCAAAGGGAAGTGCGCGTTCTTTGAGGATTGTGGACTGGGTAAGACGGCACAGCAACTCGAATGGGCCTACCATGTGTCGGCGCATACCGGAAAGCGCGTGCTGATCTTCGCGCCACTGGCCGTCTCTCAGCAGACTAAACGCGAGGGCGATAAGTTCGGGATTCCGGTGCAAATCTGTCGATCCGGGGCCGATACTGAATCGGGGAATAATATTACCAACTATGAAATGCTGGAGCACTTCGACCCGCGAGAGTTCGCCGGGGTGGTGTTGGATGAATCGAGCATCCTGAAGGGTGACGGCCCGATGCGCAAGGCCATCACGGAATTCTCCGCGCATATCCCTTATCGTCTGGCATGCACGGCGACTCCGGCGCCGAACGATCACATGGAACTGGGCAACCATGCCGAGTTCTTGGGGATTATGAGCAAGTCCGAAATGCTGGCAACGTTTTTCGTGCATGACGGTGGCGATACTTCGAAGTGGCGATTGAAGGGCCACGCGGAAAGTGCATTCTGGTGCTGGGTGGCGTCGTGGGCCGTGATGGTTCGCCGACCTTCCGATCTCGGCTACGACGATGACGCTTTCGAGTTGCCGCCGATCCAGTATCACCAGCACAGCGTAGCGGCTGAGTGGAGTGCCGATTTCCTATTTCCTGTGGAGGCGCAGACGCTACAGGAACGTAACGGCGCGCGGAGGGACAGCATTACAGCCCGCGTGAAGCTCTGCGCGGAGCTGGTGAACGGATCGCGCGAACAATGGATTTGCTGGTGCAATTTGAACGACGAAAGTAAACTCATCGCTCATCGAATTCCTGGAGCGGTAGAAGTGACGGGCTCTGATTCCAACGAGCACAAAGAGAAGTCCGCTTTGCGTTTTGTGTCGGGCGATGTGCGTGTGCTGGTGAGCAAGCCTTCCATCTTCGGCTTCGGCATGAATTTCCAAAACTGTGCAAACGCGGCGTTCGTGGGGCTTTCGGATTCGTGGGAGTCGGTCTATCAGGCGACGCGCCGCGTGTGGCGCTTCGGGCAGTCCAGGCCGGTGCATATTCACTTCATTACGGGTGAACTGGAGGGCGCGGTGGTGCGCAACATCCAGCGCAAAGAGGCGCAATCGATAGAGATGGCGGAGTCGATGCTGGGCCACATGCGCGCGATCAACACGGCGGAAATTCACGGTACGGTGCGGGAATCCTTGAGCTATCTGCCCAAACAGACATTGGAGCGGCCTTTATGGATCTGAAAGTACTGAATCAGGAAGTCTCTACTCGGTTTGCTCTTTATCACGGCGATAGCGTTGAAGTGCTCGCCGGGATGCCGGATGAAAGCGTCGGCTACATGATCTACTCGCCGCCATTTGCGAGCCTGTACACGTACAGCAATTCGGAGCGTGATCTGGGGAACTGCCGTACGCGCGAGGAATTCTTTGAGCATTACCGATTCATCGCCGCGCAGTTATACCGCTTGCTGAAGCCAGGCCGGTGCCTGTCTTTCCATTGCATGAACCTGCCGAGCACGAAGGAGCGCGATGGGTTCATTGGGATTCATGACTTCAGGGGTGAACTGATCCGCGCGCACCAATCCGATGGTTTCATATTCCATTCCGAGGTTTGCATCTGGAAAGACCCCGTGACTGCCATGCAGCGCACTAAGGCCATTGGGCTGCTCTACAAGCAACTCCGTAAGGACTCGTGCATCTCGCGTCAGGGCATTCCGGACTATCTGGTGACTATGCGTAAGCCGGGAGAAAACCCAGATCGGGTGACCAAAACGCACGAGTCCTTTCCGGTTGGCCAGTGGCAGAAATACGCCAGTCCAGTGTGGGAGATGGGCGGCGAATCTCTATCGTTGTTCGACTTCATTGAGCCGCATATTTATGAGTCTCTGTCGGATGTCGCAAAGATGGAGGTGTTGCGGATGGTGCAACACCACGCCGAACGGATCGTGCTCAATTCCAGTCCGACATGGATGGATATTAACCCCAGCGACACCTTACAACGGGAGTCGGCAAGGGAAGACAACGACGAGCGGCACATCTGCCCCTTGCAACTCGGGGTGATTGAGCGCGGCATCGACCTGTGGAGCAATCCGAACGACGTGGTGCTTTCGCCCTTTGCGGGCATCGGTTCCGAGGGCTACGTAGCGATCAAACAGAAACGCCGATTTATCGGTGTGGAACTGAAGGAATCGTACTACAAGCAGGCTTGCTTGAACCTACGCCGCGCCGAGCGTGAAGGAGAGCAGGATACCCTATTCCATCGCATGACCGATGCGGAACTTGCCGTCCTGGGCGAACAGGATGAAGCCAAAGAACTTGCTCTGGTGCTGACGACGATTAAGCCGGACGCGCCGCTCAACCTGTCCGATGAGGAAATGGGGGAGTCGTGGAAGTGATGCGCGCGCCGAAACATATCCGCCGGCGCGATCTGCCAGCGCTGCCACCGTGCCATTGTAAGCACGCCGCCGATCAGCACTGGCTCAGAACCGGTGGCCGAACGGTAGTACCCAAAATTGGCGAGTGCGGCGTGCCGGGATGCCTGTGTCGGGAGTATCGGCCGGCCGGCGCGGTCGAGCGCATCGGGGTGAGGACGCGATCGCTCCTCCTATACGCGGAACGGCGCGGTGCCCAGGCGGTCAACGTGCCGATGGAACGGCTGATCTCGGAAGATACGGAGGAAGAGTGAAGCGCCAAGCCATCGATCATACGAAGATGGATCTCCTGATGCGCAAGCTAAATCTACCTCGGTGGGGTGCCGTGGGAATCCTGGAATCCCTCTGGCACCTCACCGCAAAAGAGGCCCCACGCGGCGACATCGGCCGACTCTCGAATGAACGCATCGCTATCGGCATCGAGTGGCGCGGAGCGATGAATAGCAAGCCCGAGTTAGAGGCAGACAAGCTCATGCAAGCGTTAGTGGAGGCCGGGTGGATGGAAGTGAACAGCATACACCGTTTTGTGATCCATGATTGGCAAGAGCACGCCGACAACTCTGTAAAAAAGTACTTGAAACGAAATAACTTAACATTCGCCTGTCTGGACATGTCTGGACATGGCGGGAAATTGCCAGACATGGCGAGCCTGCCCTTACCAGTACCAGTACCCTTACCAGCACCAGCATCATCGCCGACAAACGGGGTGCCGCCGATGCCGCCGATTTCCCAATCCGAATATCCGCTCACTATTGCGGAAATCAGGAAGCACGACCCGGCGGCGGATGAGATGTTCGTGCTCCGGCTCGTGCAAGAAGTTTCCCAGGCATGTATCAGCAGCAAGGAATTCCCCCAAGAGAAACTAAACCTCGTCACCGACAAGTACATCGCGCGGTGCTGTGCCGAGAGTTACCGCGCGGGTCCGGCGAAACATGGATCTGGCCTGCTACTGAAACGTGTACCACCAATCGCAATTTCATGGAGTGTGGGCTAATGGCAAATATCGACCGAATTGAGCAGGACGAAAGAGAGCAGGAAGGTCCGGAGGAAATGGTAACCCGTGCCTTCTCTCGCTGCCAGAACTGGCCAAAGGAGCACCTGGGAATACTTGGGCTCGCGCAAGGACTCCGGAAAGCTTCTAACCAATTCTCCACGCCGATGGATGTCATCGTGGCGAAGTGCGCGGAACTTTCGCAGTACTGCCCTACGGATGCCGACTTACTGAACGTGGCTCGCGATATCCGGGAAGGTATCACGCGCGCGAACCAACCGGACGTAACGAAGCAATGGAAACAGCAGTACGGCGAGCCGAAGCCTTTCGACTGGACAGCGCTCGACATGGGCAGAGTCAAGCGAGTGAAAGACCGGGAGCGCGAAATGTTTAGGGCGATCAAAGCTAAGTACCCGGGCGAGCTTTCCTGGCAAGCGATGGCGGCGGCAGCGCGCGAACTGGGGTATGCCGATTATGCCGATGCGTGGGAAAGGGCGGTGCTCTGATGCCAGTGAGGATGACGCCTACCAGGCCAGTGGACGATGGTCGCCTGGCGGTGCTCACTGAAACCATACGACAACGAGTAGGCCGCTTGCGGGCGGAAGGCTACATCATCATCGGCAAAACACGCCAACCATCCGAGGCTGAAGCTGCGCGCCAGCGTTCCATCGTTGAGCGCAAGCGCGAAGCGGAATTACTTGAAGAGGCCGAGGACCATCGGGCAATGCGGCGACGATGTAGGCAAGAATCCGAGCGCGTCCACCAGGCGATGCGGGGGAAGTTATGAACTTTGGAAATATCAACCACGAAACCGCCTCCGCTGTCAAGAAGCTAGACGCATTAATTGGTAACGGAGACTATATAGGAGTTTCGCAGAATGGCCGGGGAGCGTTAGTGTTCAGGGTTTCTCTTCAAGGCTGGCGGGGCTGTGTTGGATGGCGACTAGCAGTCCGGTGTTTGCGTATGTTGTGGTTATACTTTTACAACAAACTGAACCACGAATTTCTCAGCACCGACGACAAAGGAAATCGCGTTTGATGAGGCGATGTGGGGGAAGAAAATACTATGACCATCGAAGAGCAAATAGCGAGTATCACCCGGGCGCGCGCTGCGTGCCGTGCGGCAATAAGCGACCTTGATCGTAACCTCGGCATCATGCACGCCCTGCCGGCAACCATCAAGCCAGCGGGTGCGCTGGATGCGCTTGACGCCATCGAAGCTCGGAAGCTTGGCACGGTGAATTACTACGACCGCGCCGAGGCGCCAGCCGGAGGGCAGCACCTATGAACCTCGTGGAAAAATTCCAGTCATTTTGCCGCTATTGCAGCCGAGTTTCGGAAGCCGATAGCGCAGCGGAGGCCATCCGCAGGACCGAAGAGCACGAGAAAGCCTGTCCGTATCAACCGAAGCCTGGCCAGTTGACGAGATGTCCGCGGCCATGCACCAGGGAAAGTGGAGTGAAGCGATGACGACATACGGCAGATTGCAGTTGTATATCGAAGCGACGTGGGGCGCCGGCGGTGATCCGGAAGCCGCCCTCGCCGCCCTGGAGGAGATGCGTAAGGACGGGGAGCGGTTGGACTGGATGGGTGAAGATGTGGTAAACCGCAAACCCTATCTGTATGACGTTCGGGATGGCAAGTGGACAATCTCGGTTTGCAACGCCAAGTCTACCGATCTACGGACGGCCATCGACATCGCGATGGATCAATGGCGCTTGAGGCAGCCCGATCAAGGCGGTGAGGTCCCGGCAGAGGAGAAGACCGCCGACGCTGCCATCGAACAGGCCGAGGATGAGCATATACGACGATTTGGCGGCGAATGGGGAGATGAGCACACGGAAGAACGTAAGGCTTGGGCGGCACAGAGGGCTGGGGCCGCTTGCCAGTGCCCGGCGCGGATAGCGATCCGGTTATTTCTATCCGGGCTCGCGCCAGCCTCCCTTGGTAGACAGATGTATTTTTTGAAAGATCGGACGGAACTGGATGCTGCCCTCTCCGCCCGCTGCCCATGCTGCGCGGAGCGGGACAAACTTAGGGAGGCACACCGAGTGATAATTGAAAATCTCGCAGCGGCACTTATGCCAGATAGCCCCATTGAGAACGCCTGCGCGGAGTTTGATATTGATGCCATGGGAGCTTGCCAGATCATTCGCAGATTACGGACGGGGAGCGAAACGCTGTGAGCTACTCGCGCCCTCTCGAAAATGGCTATTACGGTATCACCGGCACGCCTGCGATAGTGATTGGCCGGCGCACTTGGGACCGGACGTGTCTGGAACATGGCTTGTACGTGGGGAGATCGCCGAATCAGTCCTGCCCGGTGTGCAAGGTGGCACGGAAAGCCGCCAGGGAGGCCCGCATCTCCACACGGGTGCTGGCGGCTCAGGCCGGGGCCGGGAAGGCAGCTAGGGGGCTGGGAACGCCGGGAGGAAGAGATCTATGAGTTTAGCGGAAGTTCCGGCGCGCATCACAATTAGCGAGATCGCGGTCACCCTCTCCATCGGCAAATACGCCGTGTACCGGGCGTTGGAAGCGCGCACCATCCCTGGAGTGCGGTTTGGCAATCGCTGGATGGTTTCGCGCATGGCATTTCATCGGTGGCTCGAAACATGCGGGGAATCCGCCAAGGTGGGCGTACAATAAATCGGATGGCCGTCAACAAAACCAACCTCACCGGCAAGCGCGTCTCCGTGGGGAACTAAGAGATTGACCCGTTAGTTCCCCGGGTCAACAAAACCAACCTCACCGGCAAGCGCGTCTCCTGGCGCTACGAATTTGCCATCGGCTCACGGGACTCCCGCCTACAGTACCGGCAGGGCGGCTTTGCCACACGCGGCGAGGCGATTAACGCAGAGGCCGCCAAGCGCCTGGAGATTGAGGCGGCCATGGCACGGGCGGTATCGGTGGTCAGTTTACGCGACATCCGCTTCCCCGGTATAAAGTTTGCGTCCGATCCGGTTCCAATCCTCGGTCGCTTGTTGGTTGATTCGGGACAGTGCAATGCCGGGGTTGCGTACCCGGCTGGCGGTTACCGACCGCACGCTCTGCTTACGCGGAGGTGGCCGATGCGACCATGGCGCACGGCAGAGGGCTAGGCAACGCTCCGGCGCAACGCTTGCCCCCAAGCCAATCCGTTGCGAAATATGGGGACTTCCGGGTCTGGCTCGTAGCCGAGTCGGCCCACGGCAACTTCTGCGGCTTCCATCGCCGTATCGAGTTCGGTCGCCGTCTCGCCGTGGCCGGTTGGTCTCACCCAGAGCATCCCGTGCTCGTCCACGCCCGCTGGTCTCGCATTACGGACCTTGCGGAGCCAGTTATTGATGTCGTCGCGCTCTGTCTGTGTCATCGTTTTTCTCCTGCCGGGCTTCTGTCTACTCTTTATTGGCGGTATCAGCTCGAGATGCG